AGGCGACGATTTAATGGCGTTTACGCTGGACGAGTTGTACCAATCCAGCGGCGGGCATCGGGGGCTAAAACGGTCGGATGTCTGGAAAGAGACCGTCTTAAAAGCAGCAGCGGAAAGGAGAGCAACAAGTGAACAAAACGCAACCAAGGCCAAAGGCAAGAGTCAAGCCAAAGCCTGAACTGCCGAAAGATATCGACAGCAAGCACGAACTGGCGTATCTCAGGATACTTGAAGAGCAACACCGCTCGCAGGAAATCCGGGCCTATTACCTCAAGCCCGGAAGCCTCAGAACAGGCACAGGCGTGCGATACGAACCGGACTTCCTGGTCATCACAAATCAGGGATATGTCGAATATCACGAAGTTAAAGGGGCGACCCGTTTCGCTTCCAAGGGGATCGCCAAAGTAAAAATGGTGGCTCATCTATTCCCGGACTTTTGTTTCGTGCTGGTTAGGGGCTCAGAGATCAAGGAGAAGCACGTGTTGACAGGCAAGATCAGCAAGCGGATCAAGTTTGAATATGAGGAGATTNTATGAACCGCGAAGGCTTTCAGGCATTCATTGACGCTCATGAATGGACTTACGCCAAAACGATGCCGAAATGGCCTCATCATTACACAACCCGCGATAAATGCCGATCAGTAGAGGAATTTGAGGCGGCTGTCTTGTTTATCCGGGCCGAAGGCTATAACAAGATGTTCTACCGCAGCAAAAGGTGCTATATGAACCACACGGACGGGCATTTTTACTGGTCTATGGGAATGCCGATTGATCGAACTCTTGTGATTAACCGGGCAACCTTTGAAGATTATCCAGACTGGCCAAAAGGGATGGGGATCAAGCCCGGCTCATTTTTTGACAACACCCTCAAATGATACGCAAAATAACAGCCAATCAGATTGAGCACTTGAAAATTGCAGCAAAGCAAGAGTCTATTGGCTTTGCCAAAAGATCAGAATACTACGCACATTTTGATGAAGATGGGATAACAGGCTTTTGTGCTGTCATAAGGTACGCAAACAAGATTGTGCTCAAATCTTCATATGTTATACCTGAAAAACGAGGTCGTGGAATCTATCGGAAAATGCTTGAATACAGGCTAAAAAAGTACAGCCATCTAAGGATAGAGGCCGGGTGCACTCCAATGTCTTTAGGGGCATTACTAAGAAGAGGATTCAAAGTCGTCAGCCATGCTAAAAACGGATGTATAAAAGTCGTAAAGATACCCAAAAAGGAGGAGACCAAATGAAGGCCGGAGTCATAACAGTAAAGGGCCGCGAAAAATCACTTTTGAACCTTCGAAACCTTATCGAACCTAATGTCGATGAGTTTACAGTGTTTATAGATGCAGAACGCAGGGGGCAAGCGTGGAACCTGAGTCGATGTATGAAGGAGATGATTGATTCAGCCAAAAAGGACGAACCAGTCCTTATAATGACCGACGATGTCATTACGGTTAAGGATTGGAGGAAGAGATGGGAGGCAATCCACAAACAGGCAAACAATACAATTTACACATTCTTTTCGCGTCAACGGGTCAGTTTTAAGCCGCAGAATCTGGCGCGTGGATATGTCACAGGCTACAACCGCCGGGGATTCTACGATCAGGCCGTGATCTACATTAATCAGCACGGATTAACAGACAGGATAAACGAATGGTTTAACAATCAGGGCAAGATATCAATCAAGCCAACCTACAGGCAAAAATGGTATGACGTAATCATTCAGGAATATCTTATCGAAAACAAAATCCCTTGGACTCTAAGCACTCCAACGCTATTTGAGCATGTAGGCGAAAAAAGCACGGTAGGGCACAGCATAGGCAAATCTGTCCAGTATGTAGGTGCAACCTAATGAAGATATACACGGGGCAAAACGTTTTTGATGCAGCACTTGAGCGAATCCGGTTTATCTACGATGAATTCCCAAATGTCGTGTGTTGCTTCAGCGGCGGCAAGGATTCAACCGTCATTTTTCATTTGATGCTCAAAGTCGCGGGTGAGCGGGGGCGGCTTCCACTTCCTGTCTTTTTTTTGGACCAGGAGTCCGAATTCTCGTCAACGATTGAACTGATGCGGGAAGTTATGACCCGTCCAGATGTCCGACCGATATGGGCTCAGGTTCCTTTCAGGCTCTACAACGCAACGAGTGCGAACGAACCGTGGATGAAGGTATGGGATCAGGATCAACCGCAAAAGTGGATCAGGCCAAAAGAGACGATCGCGATTAAAGAGAACGTCTACGGGGCCGACAGATTCGGGGATCTCTTGCACGCAATCCCTCTTGCCATGTACAAGGGCCAACGTGTGGCCGATGTCGCAGGGATGCGGGCCAACGAGTCGCCAACCCGCCACCGTTTACTTGTAAGCAGGCCGAAGTATAAATGGCTAACGTGGGCAACAGCCCGGAAGCCGGGAGTGCATTACACGTTCTATCCTCTTTACGATTGGTGCGATTCGGATATCTGGGTCGCCATTCACAAGAACNNATGGAAGTACAACAAAATNTACGATCTCCAATACGCTCACGGCTTGAAGCANAGCGAGATGCGTGTTTCCAGCCTGATCCACGAAACGGCAATCAAAAGCCTCTTCACNCTTCAGGAATTCGAACGCGAAACCTATGACAAGATGACGCAGAGGCTCGCAGGCGTCCATTCAGCGGCAAAGATGAGCGATGACTACTTCCCTAAGAAACTGCCTTTCATGTTCAAGTCATGGCGGGAGTATCGGGACTTTTTGGTTGAAAAAATGCTGCCGGATGATCTCAAGCCATCATTCAGGGCCCACTTCAAATCGGTTGACGACATGTACGGGGACGCCTTCGGGGATCAGATTGACAAGGCATGTATCCAATCGGTACTCGCCAACGACTACGAATTCATCAAGGTAAAAAACGCACTCGCTCGTCCGGCTATCTTTGATTACCGCAGGAAGAAGCAGGGCAAAAAATCCACACTNGAAATCGAAAGGGATCGGCGAAATGATGTCGCGACTGATTGAAGATATCGAACAGGCTCATGAACGGGCAGTCGACAAGATCGAATTCATCAACAGCCTCAAGCGGATCGCCCACCGATTATCTGAAAGCCCGAACCCTGTCGGGGACGTTCAGCTTGTACCAGTCGAGAAGGTCCATGCGAACGATTACAACCCAAACAGCGTGGCGACCAAGGAGATGAAACTTTTGTATACCTCAATCAAGCACGATGGGTATACGCAACCTGTAGTCACGATCTACGACACGGAGAATGACCGCTATACGATTGTTGACGGCTTTCACCGCTATACGATCATGCGGACGTGCCCGGACATCTACGAGGCAAATAAGGGCCTTCTGCCGATCGTCGTGATTGACAAGCCGATCAACGACCGAATGGCCTCAACCGTCCGCCACAACCGGGCAAGAGGCAAGCACTCTGTCGTTGGAATGTCCACGATGGTATTCTCAATGCTGGACAAAGGATGGTCAAACGGGCGGATCTGTGCAGAGTTGGGAGTAGAAGCGGAAGAACTGGCAAAGCTCAAACACATCACTGGATTCTCCAAGCTCTACGAAAATGAGGATTATCGTAAGGCGTGGGAAACCAAGCACCAGATTGAACTAAGAAAGCAATACGATGGCGACAAAGATCAAAAAGGTAACACTGGAACAGATCAAGCCCTATTGGCGAAACCCGCGAAAAAACGCTCAGTCCGTACCAATCGTAAAGGCGTCAATGGTTGAGAACGGGTATAACAACCTGATTACGATTGATGCAGAGGGCACTATCGTTACAGGGCACACCCGTTACAAGGCTATGATCGAAATGAGCCCGGAAGAACGGACTCAGGCAAAGATCGGCAAAACGATTGAAGTCATTGACCTGTCGCACCTAACTGGCGAACAGATCAAACGCTACAGGATCGCAGACAACAAGGCGGGCGAAAAATCGCTCTGGGACTACGATCTCTTGATTCCCGAACTCAGGGAGATCAAAGAGACGGATTCTATGCAAATCTACTTCCATGATTTAGACCTCAAGACGGCTTTGGCTCCACCAGTCTACGGCGATGCCATCGGGGCCGATGACGATCAGGACGTTGAAGACGCCGATAGCAGGATCAAGGACAGCTTTTCAGGCATGGCGGAGAAGCAGGACAAATCCGTTAGAGAACTGATCTGTCCGCATTGTGCCAAGACGTTCTTTGTGGATCGGAAGGAATTCGAGGATTAACTGTGGAACAGCATGATAACAGCAAGCCAAAGCAGGCTCGTGGGGCCCACTTGAAACAGTACCATTTCAAGCCGGGCCAATCTGGCAACCAAGCCGGAAGACCCGGCAAAGGCTTTGATCTGAACACGCTCATAACCAGCTTACTTCAGGGCGAAGAACTCCGTGGGCAACGAATGCCAAAGAACAAATCAGTCGGACAAGTCATTGCGGAGAACCTTGTCGTCGGGGCGGTTGATATCCAAAGCAAGCACCATGTGTTCTGCCTTAAGGAAGTCGTGACTCGTTTTGCTCCTGTTATCCAGCAATCAGAGATTGAGATCGTCAAGACGGATGAAGAGAGCGGAGAGCGGCGACCATTTACAAGCGATGAACTCAGACAGATAGTCGGAATCTACAGCGAGGCGGCGAATGTTAGACCTGACGAAACTTCAAGCCCTACACCAGAAATATCCTGAATGGCCTCGTCCAAAGTATAGCCCACACCTACCGCACTTGAAGCAGGCGGCATTCCTCTTGGCGGCTCGCAATACGTCCTACCGGGAAGTCTTCTATGGGGGCGCAGGCGGCGGCGGCAAATCGGACGCGCTGCTTATGCTGGCATTGCAGGACGATTGGCTCCAAGACTCAGATTATTCTGCCTTAATACTTCGAAAGACATTCGTCGATCTCAACCAGCCGGAAGGCATCCTGAACCGGGCCAAAACGTGGTTAATGGGGAGGCCGGGCGTCCAATGGCAGGCACAGCACAACCGCTTCCAGTTTGACACAGGGGCGGTTCTACAGTTTGGACACTGTAATGGGCCGAACGACCACCTGAAATATCGGGGCGGGAAGTATAATCTGGTGTGTTGGGACGAACTGACGGACTTCACAGAAGAGACGTATACATTCCTCTTTTCTCGCCAACGCCGACCAAAAGGCTCAACGCTTCCACTCCTGACAGCATCTGCCTCAAACCCCGGCGGCTCAGGCCATGCGTGGGTGCGGAAGAGGTTGGTCAAGACAAGCACGCCCAACCGCTTCTTCTTAGCAGCAAACTACATCGACAACCCTTATCTGGACCAAGAAGCCTACGGGGACACGCTGGACCATCTCCTGCCGACAGAGCGGGCACGCATCAAGCATGGCGACTGGGATGTTCTGGATGCGTCCGCACTCTTTGATCGCAGATGGTTTAAGATCGTGAACACGCTGCCGGAAGGGCCAAGGCTATCCGTGCGGGCGTGGGACACGGCGGCAACGCCGGACGGCGGAGATTACTCGGTCGGGCTCAGGATGCACAAGATTGAAGACGAATACTTCATTGATTCAATCGTCCGGGGCCAATACGGGCCAAGCGATCTGGATCGCGTCCAAAGAGAAACAGCCGAATCTGATGGTGAAGATGTGGTTATCCTGCTAGAGCGGGAACCGGGCAGTGCGGGCAAGCGCGTCAACCAGTTTATCAGGCAACAGCTTTCAGGCTACATCGTCCACGAAGAAGGAGCTTCAGGCGACAAATACTACCGGGCCACACCAGCGGCAAGAGCAGCATCAAACGACAAAATCCGGTTGGTCAAAGGATCGCACATAACCGCCTTTATGGATGAAGTCCCTGCCTTTACGGGCAAGGATGGAGTCGACGCCCATGATGATATCGTTGACGCGATGAGTCTGGGATTCAATTATCTTTCCCGGCGGATCGGAATGTCGTTAGTATAGGTATACACCTCAAGGGGGCTAACAGATGGCGAACATTCCGAACATGATCGGACGGGCGGTAAACTCAATTGGCTCATGGGCATCTGCTCCAGCACGATACCTATTTTCAGGCCGGGGCGGCGGCGGCGGATTCTACGCAATCCGGGCGACTCAAATCCCGTCGGCACGATTCAACTGGGTCGAAGAAGCAGGCGACTTCCGGCAAAACCCGGTTGTGGCCTTGGGGCTCGATTGGATCACACGCAACGCGACATCGGTTCCTTTGGAACTCTGGATCAAAACCAAATACGGGGAAGATGTCCAGCTTGAAGGGCACCCGCTTCTCGATCTGATTAAGAANCCAAACCCGATATATTCAGGCCATGCCTTACTGTCCGCGACCATCATCGACACCCTCTGTGTCGGGAACGGATACTGGTCGATCGTGCCGAACGCAGGCGGGCGGGTGGCGGAACTGTATTGGCTCGATGGCCGATACATGGCACCCGACTTCCCGGTTGATGGCTCGGCATACCTGAATTGTTGGAAGTACATTCCAGCAGGCACAGGACGCCCGGAAATCTTTGATCCACAACAGATTGTGGAATTCAAAAAGGGAATTGACCCGTGGAACGACCGCCTTGGTTATTCGCCTCTTCTGGCGTGCTGCCGGGAAGTGGCTTTAATCAGCATGATCGCAGGCTACACAGCGAGTATCCTGAAAAACGTAGGCGTGACCAACATGGTTATCTCGCCAACAGGCGAAAACGCACTCAACAAGGCTCAGGCCGAAACGCTCAAGCAGTCCATCATGCAGTCCATCGGATTGGATCGGCAAGGGCAACCGCTTATCCTGACATCTCCAGCCTTGGTGGAATCTATCGGCACAAAGCCCGCCGAAATGATGCTTCCAAATGTCGATTCTACGGCCGTGGCTCGCATATGCTCAGCGATGGGTGTCTCGCCAATGGTCCTTGGTCTGCCTGATGAGGGCAAGACATACGCCAACTACAGAGAGGCTCAGCGGGCGGCGTGGATGAACTCAATCATTCCATTCCATGAACTTCTGTCTGCCTCAATCGAAAAGCAATTACTCAGGCTTTACGACCCATCGGGCCGGATGAGCTTGAAGTGGAATTATTCGAATATTGAGGCACTCGCGGAAGACCACGAACAGCTTGCAAACAAGGCGACAATGCTCTTCAAGGAGAATGTCATCACTCGCAACGAAGCGAGAATGATGGTCGGGCTTGAAGAGATCGAATGTGGCGACTTGTTTGCGGCGGATATAACCAAGGCTCAAACGGCACCAATGATGGGGGGCGGCGAATATGGCAAACAGCCTAATGAGTCCGAAGAGGAAGAC